GCACCAGCACCGCAAGCGACGTTGTTGATGGTATCGGTGCCGCCGGGGGTCGTCGCGAGCTTGAAGCCGTTAGCCGTGGACCAGCCGCGCACAACCTGCCCGACATAGCCCACAGGGAGCGTGACGAACTTGGTGTTAACGGACGAGGTAACGGTAACGAAGTTGGCATCAGACGGGATGATGCCCGTGGTGAGGCCGTCAGTAGTAGAGGTAACGAGCGACTGATAGTGGCCAGGAAGTTCGGAAGCCATTTTAGAAAATCTCCTTGGAGACCTGATTGAGGAAGTCAGGCAGCATCGCGCCGCCTTCCGTGATTTTGATGGAAGCCATATTCGGTATCCGCCTGTTTCCGAGCGTTGGCTGCTTCCTCGATGCTATCGAAGTACCCAAGGAACCTATTCTTGCGGTCAACCATGATTTTGGCTTCCCACATGTTGCGCCGTTTGTTGAACGTCACGCCATTGTAGCCGCTAGTGCTATTCTTGCTCAAGCGGGCATTGCGCGTGTTGTCTGTCTGTCGAACGCTACGAAGGTTCTCTAGCCGGTTGTTGCCGGGATCGCCGTCGATATGGTCGATAACGTTCGGGTCGGTCCCGAAGGCCATTTTCCACACCACGCGGTGAGCAAGGAGCTTCTGGCCGAAGATGGACGAGTAGCGGTGTCCAGTGACAAGAGACGTGGTGAACGCCTCGTTGCCAGAGTTCTTGCCATTCCAAATCGCAGCGTTGTGCATGGCAGTCTGCTTCCCGTCCGCGAATAGCGAGGCGGGGCGCTCTTTCCAGTACAGTTTGCCAGTCTCCGGAACGTACATCAGTAGGCTATCCAAAAGCTCTTTCGTAGGGGTTGGGTTCAGTCTCATGGCTTGCGCTCCTTTGCATCGATGCGGTAGCCATTTGATATAAGTCTGAACCCAAAAGCAAGCCAAAAACCCTTTTAGGTTGAGGCAGTTAATCCAAAAATGTCGGCCGCGACGCCTTGTGAAGCCTCGTTATCACAAATCAAAGTCCACTCCGTAACCAGCACACGCTTGGTAGCGTCACCAGTCTTGGCAGGGGTCTCAAGCTGGATCGGGCGAAGGTTGCCGCGAGCAAGCTTTTCGGTATCGAGGAAGAAGACGTTACGGGCGATGGCAGCACCGGCGCGAGCCATCTGACGATTGACCACGAAGGACATCTCGCCAAAGTCTGACTCATACGTATCGGCAGCACCAACGATCTTGGTCTGACCCGACTTCGGAGTGACGTAACGCTGGGTAGCAACGTCGGCATCGCTCATGAAAGTCGAGAACACGCGCTTCACATAGGGCGAGCCCATGATCATGTTGACGTTGCCGCCCGCCGTATAGGTGGAGGCGATAACAGTATCCATGATCGTCTTGGTGAACGCCCGCTGGCTGCCATTGGTGGCAGCGTCAACGACGCCAGTACCAGAGTTGAAGCCGCCAGACGCACCAGTCGCACCGAGGTCGTCGTTAGTGGCAATCCACGCACGAAGACCGCCAGTGGTGCGGTTGGTCGCGCCATCGCCAGAACCGGCAGACGAAGCCTGATTGCTCAGGGCAATGACTTCCTGGTCAGTGCGAAGCTCAACGCCCTTCTTGCGGGTTTCCCGCGCGAGTTCCGAACGGCGACCAGCCTTGTTGACCACTTCTTGAGTGGCCGAGATGATGATGCGCTTATCGGAAATCTGCGTGTAGTTGCCCACACGGGTCGTCGGGGTAATCGCCTGATAGGTCCAGTCGGAACCTTCCGGGCGGTTGTTGGTGGTGTCAGGGGTAGCGAGAGTGTCCGTCTGCCATTCAGGATGGACGGAATCGACCTTACGGTCACCGATGGCGCTGATAAACGGCGTTTCTTCCGGCGTGATCATCGAGATGATATCAGCCAGTTCTTCGCGGTTGCCACGGGCGTCGTAGGTCTCGTAGGTATTGACAATAGGCGAGGCCATGTCAGTTATTCTCCGAGAAATTTGAGGATGGCAGCTTCGCCAGCGGCGTTGCTCCCGGTTTCACGAAGTCTCTGGACATTGGCGGCATGCGAACGCTGTTGAGCAGCACCGGGGCTCTGGCGACGGCCTGAGCCGTTAACCAGTGGGGGTTTCCCGGTAACTTCCTTCTTGACCGTTGCCGAACCGGCTTCGATACGCATCTGCTTTACAGCCTTGTGAAGAATGTAAACCATGTCTGCGTTGTCGAGCGCTTTCACGCTGCCCTGCGGAATGCCGAAGAACTTCTCCGCATCGGTCGCAAGGCCACTCCAGAAGGCTTCGTGCTTAGCCTTGTCCTTGAGCACAGGGAAACGCGAAACGAGTTTCTCATGCTCAGTACGTAGCTGCTGCTGCTTGGCCTGCTGTGCCTGTTCTGCATCAATCTTCTGGGCTTCCTCCGCTACGATCCGGGCCTGCTGCCAATCGGCAACCATGCGGTCGTAACGGTTCTTTTCCTGCGAGTAGACAGACCACGCGACAGGATCAACGGAAGCATCAACGGTGGGCTCAGCCGGTTCCTGCGGGACGTAGTTTTCCGCATAGTACCGAATGAACTCACGTTCTTTAGCCACACGTTCTTGAGACTGACTAAACTCCGCCTCACGGGCCTCATACGCTTTGGCGCGTTCTGAGAGTTCCATGGTCTTGGCGGTATAGTCGCGCTGAAACTCCTTGGAGCGGTTATCCGCGAACTCTTTGAGTTCTGCTACGCTGATCGTCTTGCCGTTGAAGTTGACTTTGGCAGTGTCTGCCACAAATCGACCGGCGTTGTCGGGCGTAGCTTCGGATTCCTCTGGATCAACCTCGGGGTCTTCAGCGTCTACCGGCTGTTCGGGGTCTTCCGGGTCAACGTCCTGCTCAGGATCGCCAACCGTAGGATCGTCCGGGTTGCCAGCGTCGGGGGTATTGCCATTCTCATTCTCATCGGGGTCCGTATCGTCCGGGCCGAAGAATGCGGCAAGTGCCTCATCGCCCTCGCGAGCGGTAAGGGCGTCAGGAACGGGGCCTGTCGGCTGATCGTTCGTAACAGTAGTAGCCTGTTCGGCCATATTAGTCTCCATCTCGGCATCCAAGGGGGTTAGGACGCTCTGGGCTTTGCCGCTTCACAGCGGGTATAAACGCAGCGGTCGATTACTCGGGCTGCGGGACCGGCTGAGCCTGCATGCCACCGCCAGCGGCGATGATCTGGGCAAGCTCAATCGGTATTCCTTCACAGGCAAGAACGACTGCCTGTAGTGAGCGGATTTGGCTGGCGTCGTCTGGGCTAACTCCACCCAGCGCCTCCAGCGTCCGCTGTTTTAGCGCTGCGATTGCCTCCGTTAGCAGCGGCTCGTGGTTCAAAAGCCTGTCGGCCTCTCTGGCGCGATGAACGTCAATCTCAGTCAGCATCCATTGCCTCGTTAGCCTCTGACTTCTGCATGGCGTTGAACATAGTCGTATTTGCAGCGATTGTCATCTTTTCCCGCTCAAGTGTGAGCCGGTTGTTCATCTCTGCCATAGCAATGGCATTCTCGCTCTGGAGCTTGGCATAGAAGCGCTGGTCCTCACGATCCTGCTTGAGCGTCTCAAGCGCCATCTGACTTTGGAGCGTAGCCTGAGTGGCGGCAAGGTCGCCCTCAAGCTGAGCCTTGTTCTTGACGATCTCCACCTCGGCCTTGGCCTGCGATTCCTGCTGGGAAACCTGGGCGTCGATCTGCTTGACCTGGATTTGTATCTGGCCCTTGGTCTGTTCGATCTGCATCTGGGCCTGAGCCTTTGCCTGCTCAGCCTCTGCAATCGGGTTAGGCTTGGGCTGGGAAGCGGCGTCGATAGCGGCCTTCACATCGTCTTCGCTGAACGCAGGCCAGTAGCTCTCGGGGTTCCTGATGCCTGCGGCCTCAGTCAACTCCACAGCCGCCTTGCGAATCTTTGGGATGAACTCGATGGCCTTCGTCGCCATGCCAGCACCCGCCAATTGCTGCGCCATGCCGTTCTGTGCGCCCATGATCGTGTTGAGCATGGACATATCGCGGTCACGGGAGCCAGTCCCTAAGCCAACGTTGATGTTCACCGGCATGTCATCCGGCCACTGGCTCGGGTTAACCTCGCGGTACTTCTCGCCATCCATCTTGGAGGGGATCATCTGCGGCACTTGGTAGTATTTGATGCTCAGGCGGAGGCGCTTGGCAAAGAAGTCAGCAAACCCGAACTCGGCCATATCACGGGCGATTAGCTCAATCTGGCTATAGGCGGCTGACTGCTGGTTATTGCTGGCCGTGGCCGTCTGGTTCTGAAGCGTATCAGGGTCGAGTGCCATTGTGGTGCGGCTAACGCCAACGCGCTTGGCCGTTACCTCATCGAAGTACGGCAGCATATTGAGAATGTCGGACGTGTAGTTGGGGACGTTCTGCCAGACGATCGGCTTTGACCCAACCTTCTTCCAGATGATGCCGCCCAGCGTCTTGTTGGTCAGCACATCTGGGTTCAGGACGGAGCCAACATCCACTTCCTGCTGCGGGTTGGCCATCGCATACATGTTGTCATAGACATTGCGGATAGCGACTGTCTTGACGCGCTGAATGTCGATCATGCGATCAGCGGCAGACTCGCCCTCAAGCCTGTGCGCCTCTGGGTAGCAGGGAACAAGGGTGTACGGAATGTCATCGTCCCAGACGGACCATGCCAGCACATGACTGCCGGAATACCAGACCTCTAGCTGCTCTGCGATACCGTCGCCATCAACATCAGCCTTGGTAAAGTGGCGATAGAGCCCAACGATATCACCGGACTTGACGGTGCTGGACCAGTCCTGGACCGTGTTCTGGTAGCGAGCGAGCGTGACGGGGTTGTTCGTATCCTCGCCATAGGCGGGCAGCTTTTCGATCAGTTCGGTATCGAAGCCATACTCATCGGCCATTTCCATCAGGTCGGAGCGGGTGATGGTATCGTAGTAGTAGCCGCAGAAGCGGGCGGTTTCGATGCTCTCGGCTCGCGTCCCGTCATAGTAGAAGTTCTCTGGCTTGCAGGCTTCGTCAACGATGCGACCGGGCTTCGATTCAAACTCTACCCGAACATCCCAAGCCGGAACCTCGATCTCCTGCCCAAACTCATCAACGGCAAGGATGGGATCGGCTGGCTTCTGGCTGACGATCTTCTTGACCTTCTCTGGGTCAAGCATGGCGATTTGATCTAGCGTCAGGCCCTTGAGCGTCTCGCGCTTGGTCTCGGGGGCTTTCCACCAGCTAGAGAGAATGGCGAACTTGAGCTTGAGTGCATCATCAATGGCAGTCGATACGATGCGATAGCCTTTGTTCCTGCGCAGGAAGTCATAGTTCATGAACTCGGAGGCGTCACGAGCCCACTGTTCGTTCTCTTCGCCCAAAGCTTCGTACTCAACCATCTTCTCGCTGACGAAGGTACGGATGAGGCCAGGTTTGAGCCAAGCGATAACGTCTGCAACGTCGCGGCTGATCTGGCGGGAGCGATTGGGCAGGGACGGAATGTCGGGCATGCGACCAGCGAAGTAGTTGAGCGCCGTCTCACGCTGGCCGTCTATCTCTGATTCCTGGTAGGCGCGACCGGAAGCAATCTCACCGGAGACAATTGCGCCCAGATCGGACTGCTCGATAACTTTGGAGTTGTCGTCTTGAGCCATTAAGCCGCGAAGCCCTCAACCTGCGGGAGCGCGTCCGCTTCCGTCTTCAGCGCATAGTAAACGGCTCGTTCGTGATTTGCAAACGGTAACGGTTCATTGCGCGGGCCGACAACCTCAATCCGTATCCTGCCGTTAACCTCTGATACCTTGGCAATGAAGTGGCTTAGGAGAGGATATGCGGCGGCAAGGTCTGGCTCTACCTCGTCACGGCTGATTTGCTGGCCGTCAATCCACATGCGACCACACGTACTCGGCTAATGCCCTAACGTCGCCACGCTCCACAAACGTCCAGTCCTCATCTTCCTTGACCAGATACGCGCGGGCGATCTTCTTGAGCCTACCTGACGTGCCGCTCAGATGCCATTGGCGGCAGTGAGGGCATTTGTAGGTTCTGCGGCCACGATCCTTCCGCCGATTGCGACCGGCAACCTTGTCAGCCAGCAGCTTTGATGCAAATGGCTCTTTGCCGTCGCACTGGTCAATCCGCATTCATTTGTCCTGCGCTGCGATGCGCTCAAACGTCTGCTGTACGTCAGGCTGGCTCTTGCCGCTCAATAGCGCGATCTCATTGCGGAGATAGCCATAGACCTGAGCCAAGCGCTCTCGCGTGTCACCCTCGGGCAGCTTTAGCATGCGCTGGTAGACATTGGTCAGCGTTAGCATGATCTGGGTATCTTCGCCTTTAGCGGCCCTGATGAAGTCGGCTTGGGAGAGGTTAAGGTCAGGCATTCGGCTCAACTTTGAATAGATGCCACAGGATCGTCTCCACAAGACGCGCCGACCGTATCGGCACAATCTGGTTCACGTAAATGCCTACTTCATCGCTCGGGTGGCCAAACACCACACCTCCTTTGATAAACCTCCAAGATGTCTGGCTCACTTCGCCTCCTTAGCCGCAGCGCGGCGCTTTCTCATGTATTCGCGCTGGTAGGCGTTGCGGTCGAAGCCAACCACCAATCCCTTGCCGTCTTCGGTCGCGGGTTGGCAAGCTCGATCTTGCGACCCTTTCGCCACGCCTTGTTCCACTCGCGTTTCTGCCTTCTTCGGTCGCGCCCCTCGAACTTTACCAGAGACTGCATTGCCATCGACGCTGACACGCTCATCAGGATCACGTCCGAGTTGCCGCCTTTTTGATACGCCTGAGCTATCGCCCGGTCCAACATCTCTTTCGTGAACTCTGTCGCCGTCGATTCCGCAGACATGCCGCCACTCTCGCTTTCCGCATGATTTGCATTTCGGTGCTTCCATGCGCTCACCGCCTAGGGTGGAGCAGCAAGCTTAGCATGCTCTTTGGACTCTTGGAATTGACCAAATCTGGCGTTGTCAGGATCAACTCTCGTTCTTCCCACTTAGCCTCAAACTTGGTCGGGTATTCCCCTAAAATCCTCAACCCAACGCTCTGCCCAGAACCCAAGATATCTTGGCACTTCTGGAAAGCCGCGCTGGATTGGTCCCTAAGGTGGTTATATTTTCTGCGCTTCGGATCGGCGGCAAAGCCAACGTAGAACACTTTGTCCGTCTGAGGGTCGATCAGCCCGTAAACTGAATAGGTCATGCACAGCGTCTAACACGTTAGACAGAGTACATCAAGCGGCAAACGCTCCAACCTGGGGCATCAGGACGTTGCTCGGCTCCTCGTAGTCAATCGCCATGAGGCCTGCGGCGTCTGAGCCGTGGCTTGCCCAATCATGCTCAGGCCCTAGCCCAATGCCGCGCTTCTCGTCCTGTTTCTCGTGATACCAGCCTAGTGCCAGGCGTCCGGGCTGAGTGTTCTTGTCATCGAACCAGAGGCGGGGGAACAGCTTGCGCAGGGCTTCGACGCGCATAGAGGCAGCGCCAGCGCCTTGGTTTGGTATTGTCTTGGTCTCAAAACCCGCAGCCTGTATGGAGCTTTCATAGGTTACGCTTATGACCTTCTCGGCACTCGCCCCATCATGCGGAAGGATACAATAGGCGTCCTGATAGCCACGTTTCCTGAGCCATGCCAGATGGGCTGCAAGCGGCTGGCCCTTGGCCTCGTAGTAGTCCAGAACGTTAATGCGCTGGCCGATGAACTGCACAACCCAGATGGCCGTAGCGTCTGCCTTTGCGCCTGTTCCGCCTATATCCCAATAGGCTCTGATGGTCATGAGAGGATCAACGGCCAAGCTCGTGATTCGCCCGGTTTCCTTGGCGATTGTCAGCGCTTGCGCGTAGTAAGCACCCTCAACAGCCGACTTGAATCCACCTTCCCAGATGTGTTCGTACTGCTCGGGGCGCTCCTCTTTATCCCTGAGCCTTTGACGATCAAGAATGGCCGGGAACCGGGGGTTATCGCGCCAGTTCAGTTCTATGATCTTGTACCGAGGATCGCTGGAATTGCCGAAGCGCTTGTTGGTGGCGCTGGTCTCGCGCTCCCGGTTCCAGGTTACCCATAGCTCGCTGTCTTCCTCACGCAGCGTCGGGATCAGCTTGACCCAAGCCTCCTCACCTACCGGCTCAGCCTCATCTACCCAGCACAGGAGAATGCGCGACTTGGACTTGATGCTGTCGATGTTACGATCAAGGCCAGAGAAGGTGTAATGAATGCGCCCGCTAGCTGTCTTGATGTATTTCTCGCCAATGTCGAAATGCGGAGAAAGCCAGGGTTCATCGCGGATTGCTGCCTTGATTTCCTCTAGGGAACTGTCCTCAAGGCTGTTCATGAACTCGCGGCCACAGAGGATCAAACCCTCTCGGCCTTCCATGTCCCACATATGGGCTCTGACAGCAGACATCTTGGCGAAGGACCGGGTCTTGCCTGAACCTCGGCCACCCCATGCGCCTCTAACGTCAGCACTCCCTAGGAACACAGGGATCAGCTTCGGCGGCAAAGCTATTGTGGCAGTGTCACTCTGCATCTTTGGCGGCAAGCGGCACTAGAGCAATGCGGGCAAAGCGGATCGGGTCTTCATCGTCGTCGCCAATCAATGCCTGTGGCACCTTGCCATCCAACCGATCAGCGATTTCCTTGATGGCTGGAACGTCGCCAGTCATGGCTTTGGAGACGAGAGCATCAGCCACGGCACGCAGTTTATCGTTGCCGTCTTCGTGCGCTTCTTTGATGGCGACACGCAGCATGTTGGCGAATGTCTTCTCGCTTTTGGGCCTACCCATTTTACTCGACTAAGTTCCTAGAGATAAAGGTGGTTACTATTTGTTACTGCCTAGAGGTAGAAGCCCTGAGCGTTAACAGTGTTGTTCGTGCCGCCAGTACCAGATGCAGGGCATGTTACAACGATAGC